CCCCATCTGGACATAGTGTCCGGAGCATATAGCTATCGCTGTGTGTTTATGCTGCGTCGTCGGCTAGGGGGTGCTTGCACCCCTTGGTCAGCTGGTCGGTGTTGGGACGCCAACTGCCTCTTCAGTATTGATCCTAGGTTAAGGATCATGTAAAAATTGTTTGTCGGACCCTCCTGCTTGCAGGAAAGATGAGAACAAGGCTCTGAAAGTTTCGGTGTAACCAATGCCTTCCCAGCGGGAAGACTCTCCCCTTCTTGCCTAACAAGCTACCAGCGGCCCCCCTCGGGGGAATCCGAAAGGTTTTGATGGGAATATAACCTTAACCATGATCATTCGTACTTTTAATTTCTTTACTCGTACGGCGCCGTGGTTAGAAAAGGCGATATTACCCAACATTACTGGTATGCTCAGCCGAAATGCTGGGCGACCTCTGGTGAACCATATGTTAAATATGGTTCTCCTTCTTAGAGGGAGTGTTACTCCTAGTTACGTTCGTGTGGTCATCTCATACGTGAGATTTCTAGTGCACCTGTACCGTCACGGAGGAACTAAGTTCGTCGTGATTTACCTTAAGGCTGCCACAATTATTCTTATGCAAGTGGTATCCGGTCAGGTGGAACGTTTTCCTCCGCAGTCCTTCGGGGCTGCGGTTGCGAGAACGCGGTCTGGTCTTCCTCGATTGATCCCAAAGGCACATCGGGCCCTGATTCGGGGTGGAAGTTCTTTCCACATCCGATTCTGGTTAACGATGTTGTCTTTATATCGGGTCTTGGAATTCAGGGGCGTCTTAAAGATCAGTACGATTATTCGTCCTGGTCCGGTGGTCCCCTCTAACCTCCATCGCCTTGCGTTAAAGGCGGTCGCGGATCTTTCTTCACATCATGTGTTCACCTTAGGTGAATTCAGTCCTTTCGAGATTAACTCTCGGGGATCGACGTCTCAGCCTTTAGAAAATAAGGCTGGTTCGCCGAGATGCGCTGCGAGTCATCCGCGCTCCGTTCTTAATGCTATCGCTGCTCACCATGGTATCATGGGGCAGTGGGGATTAGTGCACCCGTGGCTTAAAGTGATCGTGACATTGGGAAATGCTCTGACAGGGCGCTCTCCGTTGATAACTTCTTTCTGGTTATCACTGAGGGTACCCTTGATGAACTTATTACCAACTTGGATCAACTCTGTGGTACCCGACCTTGGTCGGTTATCCTACAAAGAAGAACCTGCGGGTAAAATCCGTGTCTTTGCGATGGTGGATCCATTCACTCAGTGGATGTTGAAGCCATTGCATGTGGCAATCTTTGGTTTGCTTCGGTCTCTTCGTCAGGATGCGACTTTCGATCAACTGGGGAAAGTTCGTCAGTTTTCTAACGACCTTCGCCTTTCAGGTATCCGTAAAGTTTATTCCTTCGATTTGACTGCGGCAACTGATCGATTGCCCCTATCACTGCAAGTTACGATTCTCTCGTACTTCTTAGGTCCTCGTGTAGCTTCTGCTTGGGGAGAATTTCTAGTGGATCGATGGTACTCTTTACCATCCCCATTATGGGATCCTACCGCCACTTTGGCGGAGAGATTGGGTTGTGTTGACCCAGACCCAAATGTTCGCCTGACTCCTAGTAAAATGGGAGTTCGGGTGACGGCTGTTCGGTACGCGACCGGACAGCCTATGGGAGCTCTCTCAAGTTGGGCTATACTGGCCTTAACACATCATGTCATCATTTGGATGGCTGCCTACCGAGCGGGGGTATCCCCTCGTTCGATTCTTTATCTG